AACAACCAAGTAGATTGTATTCAAATAGCAACTGAAATTGCCTCGTGGTGTGAGAGAAACTATGGATATTTTATTCGTAGCAAGTCGGACAAGGTAAAAACAATTCAAGATTTTTCAGAGCAACTAGCAAGATTAACAATACATCAACAGAATGTATGGAATATTGCATTGAATCAACACTATGATATGGGGTTAGCACATCCACCATTACCTGCACAAATAATTAAAACAATGAGGGCATTAATGCCTATAAACCACGAGGAGATTAAAAAATTGACACATAATATTGATGCACAAATAGATTGGTATGGACAATGGGAAATAGCAAACCATGAATCTAAATTAACTTTCTTTAAAGACCACCCACCGCAAGGAGTTGGATGGACTGACATCCCTTCTTTTGTTCAATATGAGGCTAAGAAATATTATATGAGTGAGGCAGGTATGGATGGTCATGAAGCTACACAATGGATGCGAGGAGAATGATTACTTCAACATTTCCTTATCCCACTACTCAAGAGATAGCAACAATAACTAAAAATTGTTTAATGGGTCTTTATGTGGAAGTAAGAGATACTCGATACCCAAACTTTCCAAATAATAACTATATACCAATTGTTCCCGACATGCACCACTGGGATTTTGCACATCATCAATATAGAAGTGCCTATTCACAAGAAAATATATATGGAAAAACTTTTACAGATGAGGAAATGTTAGAACGTATGGCTCAATCATTACAGGAGTGCGAAGGATGAAGATTACATTACAAAAATTTGAAACTGCTGGTGCAGAGTCGGGAGTGCTACTTCCTGCTGATGAAACTTCAGCTAAGTTTGTTGGCAAATTAATTAAGAATGATGTAATTACTTCTGATTTTGTTAAGCCTAGAAATTATAGATTCCATAAGAAATGGTTTGCACTTGTTAAGTTTGCTTTTGACCATTGGAAACCTAGTTCTTTAGAAGATTCAAGATGGAAAGATGTTGTACCTGAAAAGTCTTTTGACCGATTCCGTAAAGACTTAATTATTTTGTGTGGAATGTTTAATGCTGTTTATCGTATTGATGGTTCTGTTCGGATTGAGGCAAAGTCAATATCATTTGCAAAGATGGATGAAGAAGAATTTAATGAACTATGGAAACTTACAACCAAAGTTATTTTAGAACATGTTTTAACTAATTACACAAAAGATGATTTGGATAATACTGTTAAACAACTGGAGCAATTTTATTAATAAAAAAGAACGCAAATTTAGATTTGAGGCTTTAGCTGAATATGGATGTATTATTTGTATGCGACCTGCTGAAATTCATCATTTAATTGGATATAAGTATTCTAGTCTTAGTAAGAAGGCTGACGATTCCAATACTATCCCTTTATGCGTAGAACACCATAGAGGTGGACAAGGAATCCATGCTCTCGGTATGAGGGCATGGGAGGAGGTCTACGGAACGCAGGAGTATTTGTTAGATAAGACTAATAAAGAGTTACTTTAAACGTAAAAAAGGCGTATAATTATAGGGAACTTAAACCAAAAAAAGGAGATAAAAAAATGAATACAGATACTAAAAGAAAATTAGATACTAAAATAAAATTATTTGCTAAATTAGTAAGTGAAATTAATATATCAAAATATAAACAAAAAGAATATTTGAATATAATTGATGCAATTAAATTTGAAATATTTGATGCAAATGAAGCAGAGAAATTACCTAAATTTGGAGATTTATATGAGAAACCCAATGATTAAATTATTTGAGATAAGACACTCATTAAATGTATGGCTATGGCGTAAAGGTCTAGCCACTCGTAAACAAAGCTATCAACTTGACCAACCAATTCCTCACCAAAAATTCACCAAATCTTCACATAAAGGTAGATATATACTTGTTGGATTTTGTCTTGGACTTATTCCGTATGTTGTACACATGCAAGGGTGGTTAAGATGAAGGGTAGCAGAGAAGTCATAGAGATGGTAGAAGATGGTCAGATTGAATTTAATGAAACCACTCGTTGCTATGAGCCTGTTGATTGGCAAGAACAACAAAGGCAGGACATGAAAGAAATTAAGAATGATGCTATCTACGAAGAAGAACGAGAGCGTAGAGCTGGATTGCTTGAAGCCTGTGGAATAAAGGAGATTAAAAAATGATAATTGTAGGTGATGATATTCACAAATTCCGTCTACTAACTCTACGCAAGGGTTTAGAGATTGAAATAAAAGGCATGAAATTGTCTAGGGGTAGGTCGTGTTATACGATTATAAAGAGAGAGTTTGGATTTAAAGGTAACAAACAAAAGGTCTTAACTCAATTTAATAAAATATTAGCTAAACTGGGAGTATGAAATGATAACTAATCAAAAAATAATAATAGAAAAATGGCTGTTAGATTATGGCTCAATTACAGGTAAACAGGCTATGGAAGAATGTGGTATTTATAGGTTGAGTTCTGTAATCCATGAGTTAAGAAAACGAGGCTTAGATATAACCACTAAGACTTTGGTAGTTAAAAATAGATATGGTGGAAAAAGCCATGTGGCTCAATACACAATGAACAAAAATCCAAAGGTCAAAGGTTTTATTGCAGATTTTAATAATATTGTTGAAAGAGCAATGAAAAGTTATAGGAGCGTGTCATGACTAAAACAATACATCAAGCATTATTTAACTTTGCTAATGAGATGGTAGTAGTCAAAAAGAATCAAAAGCATGGAGCATTTGGTGGTACTTTTTACACAGATGTAAATGAAATTCTTAGTACAATTAAACCTGTGTTGGAAAAGCTAGGTTTAGTAATTATACAAACACCTCAAATTGACGATAGAGGTTCGTATCTTAATACTAAGATTTGTTTAAAAGATATTCCTTCGGAGTTTGTGGAAGCAAACATTAAGTTAATAGTTGACCCTAAAAGTCCTAAAGCAATGTGGAGTTTGGGGGGAGCAATTACTTACACTCGTAGGTATTCAATTGTAGCAATGCTTAATCTTGAATCAGTAGACGATGATTTTGTAGCTGGTACTAAGGATGCACAAAGCACAACTAAGAAGGCGTATAATAAACCTTTAACACCTAGTCAAGCTAGAAGCGTAGATGTAAATCTAATGAAACAAAAATTAGATATAGCAAAAGCTGAAGGCGATATTGAAACTGCTACTAATATTTATGAAGAAGCAGATGACAAGGGATTAATTCAAGTACAGGATTATCATGCTAGATTGTTTGAAAATCCAGTAGCTACATTATAATGAGGCGTAACCGATACTATTTTATTTTATACTTCCTATTAACTATCGAATGAGTCGAGGTTATAGAAAAATGGTAAACGTGAATAAGTATCGTCAGGGTTGTAGGTTTACCTGTCCACAAACCTACACAAATTACTGTAACCCAATCGGTATTCGGGGTGTTTTTTAAGGTTATCATTCCTTATCTCCACGCCTCGTTAGGTTTTATGGGGGATTGGTTGCCCTAAGTAACCACTTATTTAATATCTAAAGCAAGGAGTAAAAAATGACATACGAAACAAAACCAAATACTGCAGTAGTATATGTTGAAAATGGAATATTTAACAAAGCAGGTGTTGAAAACCTACAAGCACAAGGAAAACCTATAATCAAAGTTAAGATGAATGTAGATGGTAAAGATTTAGAAATACCTTTATGGTTTAAGATGGTATGGGATGAAGCAACAAACCAGTCAACAAACCAGTTTTTTGTAACAAGTTCAGGTTCAAAAATGCTAAAAGGTAAAGTAGAGTTACCTTTTGTACCAACAAAGCGTGTCGAAGTGACACAAGAAAGACCACAAGGTGATATTGGGAAAGATGAATTTGATGATGATATACCTTTTTAGGAGTTAGATTATTATGAACAAATCAATATTAGTTAAGCTAAGTGATATTAAGAACAACCCAGACAACCCTCGTGTACTTAAAGATGAAAAGTTAGCTAAATTGGTAGAGTCTATTCTAGACTTTCCTAAAATGCTTGAAATACGACCAATAGTTATTAATGATGACATGATGGTGCTTGGTGGTAATATGCGATTAAAAGCGTGCCAAGAAGCTGGGCTAAAAGAAGTGCCAGTTATTAAAGCTAGTGATTTTACTGAAGAAGAACAAGCAAAATTTATTATCAAAGATAACTTAGGCTCTGGTGAATGGGATTGGCAGATTCTTGCTGACAAATGGGATGCTGAAACATTAACAGGCTGGGGGGTAGATTTACCTTTCCCAGATGAAGATGTTGACTATTCAATTCTTGATGATGATTTAGAATCAGCACTAGACGCACTAGAGGGTGGCGTAAAAAAGGCAATTCAAATAGAGTTTGAACCGCATGACTATATTCAGGCTCTAGCAATGGTCAGAAAATATAGAGAGTCTGGCGCTTATATTGGGGGTATATTCTTACAGCACTTGATAGACCAACAGGGTGAGTTATCTTGAAAATTAAAAAGCTAGAGCATAACGGATTGATTTTGGCTTGTCGTGAAGGCACTTCAGATGAGAAAACATTTGACGAGGTTTTAGTAAGAAACGTATATGAAAAGCAATACTTTAAAATTAAACAGGGTGAGCATTGGATTGACTTAGGCGCTAACGTGGGCGCTTTTACTTTGAACGCTTTAAGCAAAGGGGCAACAGTTGACCTTTACGAACCAGACCCATTTAATTGTAAGATGATTGAGAAAAATTTAAGGCTTAACGATTTTGACGCAAATATTCATCAGAAGGCGGTTGTGGCTAACGATTCAAAGAAGATGACTATGTATGTTGGTAATAATTTACAAGTGTGGCGAAACAGTCTTTACAAGGATTGGGGTAATCAAAAGTTCACGGTAGAATGCATCCACTTCTCAGAGGTTTTTAAAAATGAAACTGACTGCTGTAAGATGGACATAGAAGGCGCAGAAATGGACATTTTAGAAGGTATGGACAAATTCCCAAGCAAGATGGTATTCGAGTGGAGTTTTGATATAGACGATAGTATTACACGTTACCGTGAGTTGGTAAAAAAGATGAATGACCGTTATGATTATGTCAAATCTCCTAAATATAATGAAGGTTTTGTTGTTTGGCAGAAGTCTTGGTTTCCACCGTGTGCTAATGTTTACTGTTACTAATTTAGAGCAAGTAAATCACAGCGTAAAAATCGGGGATGTTTGCGGAGATATAGAGCCAAACATTACAGAAGATACAATATTTTATTCTGACGGTGAGCCTATAGGATTTTATATAAATGACATACGCAAGCACTCAGAGAAATTAGCAAGTATGGTTGCTGTGGCAAATAAAGAATTACGAAGTAAGAATGTACCGAAAAGCATAATGAAACGCTCAAGTGGTTTTCTTGATAAAGGTAAAGAGGTTTTACAGTATTCTACCATTATTGGCTCAATACCACCCAAGCCACACATGAGAAGGGCATACCCGACTAAATCAAGTGTTCATTCCGTGAATTCAGCAAGACCTTTTGTAAAGGCAATGATTATGATTTGTAGGGAGAGTGAAGAATTGTTGAAGAGTATCTTGCCAGATGTTTATGAAAGGCAGATAAAAATCATAAACGATAACGTGCCTGATGAGTGGAAATTTGGTAGACTATTCACAAGCAGCATTTCAAACTACAATATTTCAGCACCATTCCATAGAGATAACGCAAATTTAAAAGGTTGCGTAAACGTAATTATTACAAAGAAGAATAATGCCAAGGGTGGAAATACAACAATACCCGACTATAATGCTACTGTTGATAGCTGTGATAATTCAATGCTAGTTTATCCTGCTTGGCGCAATGTACATGGTGTAACACCGATTATTACTTCACATGAAGGGGGTTATAGGAACAGTTTAATCTTTTATCCTTTAAAATCGTTTAAAATGAAATCTGACAATACCTAACAAAACCTAACAAAAATGAAACTATCAAATGAACAATTCTGGGCAGGTCTTAGAGAAAGTGCAGGACTATATGCTAGGGCAGTGCGCCTTTATAAAAAGGAATATGATGTTGATATAACAAGAATATCTGTAAGAGAGAGAGCATTAAAGGATGCTGACCAATTAAAAGATATTAGAGAACAAAACTTAGATATTGCTGAAGAAGGCTTACACTCATTGATGAGAACAAAGAACGAAAACGTAAAACTAAGGGCAATAGAATTGTTCTTAAAACATCAGGGCGCAACTCGTGGCTGGGATGAAAAACAAAAATTAGAGATAACCGAGGATATGAATTTAACTATTAAATTTATTTAAATGTCTGAAGTATCAGAAGTAGTGCCAGTAAAAGAAGAAGCGCTACTATTACCTAAAATATTCAAACCTCTTTTTACACCTTCTAGGTATAAAATCTATTACGGTGGCAGGGGTGGTGGTAAGTCTTGGAATTTTGCTATATCTTTATTGTCAATAGGAAGTAAAAAACCTATGCGAATATTGTGTACTCGTGAGATTCAAGGTTCTATCAAACAATCAGTACACAAACTACTGCATCAATGTATTAAACGAATGGGATTAGAACAATTCTATAGGGTTACTCGAGATGGTATTTATGGTATCAATGGCACTGAATTCTTATTTCTTGGACTTAAACATGACCCAAATCAAATCAAATCATTAGAAGGTATTGACATTTGCTGGTTAGAGGAAGCGCAGAAGATAACCTTTGAAAGTTATGAGTTGTTAATCCCAACCATTAGAAAGAAAGATTCAGAGATTTGGATTTCATTTAACCCTATATTGGACACAGACCCAACCTACCAACAATTTGTACTCAATAACACTAGGGATAATTGCCAAATAGTTAAGGTTAATTTTTACGATAACCCATATTTCACTGATGAATTGAAAATTGAATTAGAGTATATGAAGGTGAACGACTATGATGAGTATCTTCATGTCTGGGAAGGTGGTTGTAGAATATCAACGGATGCACAAATATTTAGGCATAAATTCACTGTTAAGGACTTTACCGCTCCAAGTGATGCAACTTTTTATTATGGTTTGGATTGGGGATTTTCACAAGACCCTACAGTTGTGTTAAGAGCCCACATATATGATAATAGTCTTTATATTGATTATGAAGCTGGTGGTAGACAGGTAGAATTGGACAATACGCACAAACTAATAGATGAAATACCTTTAGCAAAACAGCATATAATAAGAGCAGATAGTGCTAGACCCGAATCCATCAGCTTTGTAAGAAGGCAAGGTTACAGGATTGAATCAGTCCATAAATGGGGTGGTAGTATTGAAGATGGTATAGAATTTATACGAAGTTTTCGGATGGTTTATATACATTCACGTTGTTTGAAAACAGCAGAGGAGTTTGTTAAATATAGTTACAAGGTTGATAGGGTTACTGAAGATATATTGCCAACAATAGTTGATTCTCATAATCACTATATTGATGCTTTACGTTATGCTTTACAACCAATGATTAAAAGAAAAGGGAAACCAAAATTAGCTAAAGTTATAGGAGTTTAGAATGGGAATTGAGAGTAAGCATCCTTTATACACAGAAACGGAGAGTAAATGGACAAGGGTCAGAGATTCTTTTTTAGGTTCAGATAGCATTAAAGACAAGGGTGAGGTTTACTTGCCAAAACTAAGCAGTCAAGATAAAGACCAATACGCATCTTATGTATTAAGAGCAATGTATGTAAACGTTATCAAGAATACAGTACAAGGATTGGTAGGTGCTGTTATGCGAATAAACCCTGTGATAAATGCACCTGATAGAATATTAGAATTGACTGAAGATATTACGGGTACAGGCGTAAGCCTAAAAGATTTTATTTCTAATATGTTATCCGAGCAACTTCTAATGGGTAGACAAGGAATATTAATAGACCGAACAACAGATAGAGCCTATTTATCAGGATATACAACAGAACAAATAACAAACTGGATGGAAGATGTTGTTGTTTTGAAAGAAACATTTGTATCTCATGATTCAAATGATGCTTATTCTATGACGTATGAGGTTCAGTATAGAGAATTAATGATTGATGAAGATGGTCATTATTTAGTAAGGATTTGGAGAGATAATAATGGATGGTCTGTTTGGAATGAGATTTACCCAACTAAGGTAGGACAATCATTAGATACGATACCATTTGTAGCTTTGAGTGGTAATGAATTAAACCTTAATCCAACACTACCACCTTTAATGTCATTAGTAGACACTAACCTTTCAATGTATAGAACAAGTGCTGACTTGGAACATGGAAGGCATTTCACAGCGTTGCCGACTCCGTATGTAACTGGTATTGATGGGGATAGTGAACTGAAGATTGGTTCAGGCTCTGCTTGGATATTGCCTGACCCTTCTAGCAGAGCAGGGTATCTTGAATTTACTGGACAAGGGTTACAAGCATTAGAGAAAGCAGTAGAAGAAAAACGCTCTATCATGGCAGGTCTTGGTGCGAGTTTATTACAGAATCAAAAAAGTGGTGTTGAATCAGCAGAAGCACTACAACTTAGACAAAACTCTGAAGCATCTGTATTGGTTGGTGCTGTATTGTCAGTTCAAGAGGGTATTGCGAAAGCGTTATCTGTAATGGCTGAATGGGAAGGCGTTAGTGGAGATATTGACGTTTCCCTTAATACTGATTTCTCTGATGTCAAGATTAGTCCTGAAGATTTAACAGCATTAATGGGTGCGTGGCAGTCGGGTGCTATTAGCCATGAAACATTCTTACACAACATGAAAAAAGGAGAAGTATTACCCGATGATGTTTCTGTGGAAGATGAAAGAGATAGAATAGACATGCAAAACCCTATGAACCTAGACTAACCTCTCAAGGGTATGAATGTCAACGAAAAAATACTTGATAAGATTAATGGTGATGCAATTAACATACAAAGGTATGAAGCAACTGTACAACGCCAAGTAATAAAACAGCTAAGAGATTTAGAAGCACAGATAGTTTCTGAACTTAAAGCATCTAATGTTATTACTGCTGTTAGAAAACAAACACAGAATAAAAGGCTTACAGCTTTACTCAAAAAAACAAGAGAAACAATAGCAGTAGCTTACAAAGACATTGCTAATTCACAATTAGTTATCTTGTCCGAAGTAGCAGAGTTATCTGAATTACAAACTGTTAATGCAATTAACAAATCAATTAAAGCTAATATTATCTCTCCAAGCATGAATAAGACAATGCTAAAAACTATTGCATCTGATACTTTGATAGAGGGTGCTCCATCTAAAGTATGGTGGTCTAGGAGGGGGATTCAATTTCGAGCTAAGTTTGAAGATACCATTAGAATGGGAATGTTACAAGGTCAGACAACAGATAATATTGTGCGTACTTTGGTTGGAACACAAGTAAACAAATTTAAAGATGCAGCTTTACATGCACAGTTAAGAGGTGCAGAAGCAGTCGTAAGAACTTCCATACAGACAGTTGCCAATACTGCTAGATTAGATACTTATGCACAAAACTCAGATATTATTAAAGGCATAGAATGGTCAGCTACATTTGACAATAGAACTTCGGTTATATGTATGGAGTTAGATGGCTTGCAATGGGATTTAGACTATAACCCAATAGGACATGCTAAACCATTTCCGTCAGCTATAGCTCATTGGAATTGCAGAAGCACACAAGTACCTGTAACAAAAAGCTGGGAAGAATTAGGCTCAAAAGTTAAAGTAGAAGTGCCAGTAGGTACTCGTGCTAGTATGGATGGTCAGGTAGCAGGTGGTCAAAACTATCAACAATGGTTAGGCACTAAGTCTAAAGCCTTCCAACAAGAAGTGTTAGGTGTACAAAAACAAAAGCTATGGAAAGCTGGAAAGATTAGTTTTAGTGATTTAGTCAACCAGAGAGGACATCCATTAACACTTGAACAATTAAAAAGAAAAATAAAATAAAGCGTAACATCACGAAATTAAGGTTTTATTGTGTAAAAGAAAATTTATGTTAAAATGCGTATCGGCAGAGTCAGTTTTTTTAAATATAACGGAGTTATATAATGAGTGAACAAGTAGAAACACCTAAAGAAGTACAACCAGTTACATATTCAGAAGAACAATTCACAGGGATTAAAACTAAATTAGACGAGTTTCGCTCTAATAATGTTAAACTATTAAAAGACATGGAAACCCTTAGTCAGAAATTTGAGGGTATTGATGTTGAGGCTTACAACGAAATGTTGACTAAGCAAAATGAATTAAAAAGTAAAAAACTCATTGATGCAGGTAAGATAGACGAGTTACTTGCAGAAAAAACCAAATCAATGAGAGAAGTGCATAACAAGGAATTAGATAAAACTAATGAAGTGAACCTATCGTTACAAGAACAACTAGCTAAATTGGTAATTGATAATGCTGTAAGAGATTCAGCAACGAAAGCAGGTATTGTTGATACTGGTATGGATGATATTTTGTTAAGGTCTAAATCTGTCTTTTCATTGAAAGATGGTAAAGCAGTACCAACAGATAAGCAAGGTAATACTATATTTGGACATGGAACAAGTGAACCCATGAGTGTTAATGAATGGGTCAATGCACAAATGGATGTTGCACCACACTTATTCAAATCATCTTCAGGGAGTGGTTCATCTCACGGTACAAGACCTAATGGTTTAGGTACAGAAAAATTAAATCCTTTACAAAAATTAGAACAAGGATTCGCAAAATAGGTTTATAATACCAATATTGGCTGTCGGAGATAGTTAGACCCTACTTTATTGCCTGTGGCATACAGTAGTAGATTTTTTTTAATCTGCCTGTATATCATAGGCATTAAATTTATAGGAGTCATAATTATGGCATCAGTTACACTGGCAGAATCTGCCAAATTATCACAGGATATGTTAATAGCAGGAGTGATTGAAAATATCATTACTGTTAATCCTTTTTATGAAGTTTTACCTTTTGGAAACATTGAAGGCAATTCACTAGCTTATAATCGTGAAAATGCTTTAGGTGCAGTTGAATGGACTACTGTTGGTTCAACTATTTCAGCAGGTAAAGCAGCAGCTACATTTACTCAAATTACAACTTCATTAACAACTTTGGTTGGTGATGCAGAGGTAAATGGTTTAATCCAAGCTACACGTTCAAATATCAACAATCAAAAAGCAGTACAAGTTGCCTCAAAAGCTAAATCTATTGGTCGTGCTTATCAAGATAAGATGATTAATGGTACTGGTTCAAGCAATCAACTTGATGGATTGTTAAATCTAGCATCTGCTGCACAAAAAGTAACAAGTGCAACAAATGGTTCTGCATTGACATTAGCAAAAATGGATGAGTGTTTGGACTTGGTTGTAGATAAAGATGGTGAAGTAGACTACATTCTTATGAATGCAAGAACTCTCCGTTCATACTACACTTTGCTTAGAGCATTGGGTGGAGCAAGTATAAATGAGGTAATTACATTGCCTAGTGGTCGTCAATTACCTGCTTACAGAGGAGTTCCAATCTTCCGTAATGACTATATTCCAATTACGCAGACTCAAGGTAGTATTTCTACTGCAACTTCAGTTATTATGGGTACTTTGGATGATGGTTCTTTTAGTCATGGCATCTCTGGATTAACTGCAACTAATAACGCAGGTATTGAAGTAGTTGAAGTAGGTGTTGCAGAAACTAAAGATGAAACTATTACTCGAGTTAAGTTCTATAATGGTTTAGCTAATTTCTCTGAAAAAGGCTTGGCATTAATGACAGGTATTAGCGACTAATGTACCATTAGTTTAATTAACCCTCACTTTAGGGTGGGGGTTTTACTGGAGCAATTATGGCAATTGATGCAACGGTAAATGGTGCAAACTCTGATAGTTTTATAACTGTTGCAGTAGCAGACACTTACTGGGGAACTAATTTATACGCTACAACTTGGGATGCAGCTACAACTGCCAATAAAGAAAAAGCGTTAAAGATGGCAACACGAATCCTTGACGAAAAAGTAGTGTGGGTAGGAACAAGAGCAACAACCACTCAAGCATTAGGTTGGGGAAGGTCAGATGTTACATGGGATGGTACAACAGTATCATCATCAACAATACCTATTCAGATTTCCAATGCTACTGCTCAATTTGCAGGTGATTTATTAGTGAGTGATTTGACTGCAAACGCTGAAGGAAAAGGACTAAATTCACTCAAGGTTGGAGAAATAACTCTTGACTTTGATAAGAATGATACAGCAGGTGTAATGCCTGAAATTGTGCAGGAGATGTTACGTGGGTGGGGTACTATATATGCGAGAGCTAAATTTGGTACTGTACCAGTTGTGAGAACCTAATGGCTTTTAGAACATCTATAAAAAAATTAGTTGAATCAGCTATTGTTACTCTTAACGATATAGCAGAATCTGTTACTTATACTTCAATTGCTCAAGGTCAATATGATACTTTTTCAGGTCAAATAACAAACACAAATACAGAATATACTTTTAACGCAGTAGTTAAGTATCTTGGTGCAATAGTAGGTGGAAATGATACAGAAACACCTGTTACTGGAGATATTGAGATACTGTTTGCTAGTAATGATTTGGCAATCTCACCAAGCACATCAGATACAATCACAAGAAGTGGTGAACTCTATTCAATCAACAGCATTAAATCTGACCCAGTTACTGCTTCATACACACTTAACTTAGTGAGGATGGGATGAGTAGCGTTGCAGGTTTTAATGCCGATTTAAAGAAATTCGCAAAAGCTTCCAAGTTGGAATTGGAGCTAGTTGTAAGAAAGATTGCATTTGAAGTGTTAAGGGGTGTTGTACAGAAAACACCTGTCGATACTGGTAGAGCAAAAGCTAATTGGAATCTTGGTTATGGAAGTGCTAATAGAAAAATTACCAACAATACAACTTTTAGATTAATTCAACCACCCAAAGGAAGTGGGAAAAGAGTTATATATATAACAAACCATTTGCCTTATATTAATGCCCTAGAGCATGGCTCTAGTAAACAAGCACCTAGAGGTATGGTTGGTTTAACAATGCTTGATATTGAAAGGAGCATAAAACGTGTCATTCGCTAATGAACGAATAGAAATTGAAAATCGTTTAGAGGTTAATTGGTTAACAACACCTATTGCTTGGGGTAATATTACTTTCAATCCACCAAATAATGATTCATGGGTTAGATTAAATATAATGAATGGCTCTACGGAATACAGAGCAATAAATTATAAAAAACGATATAATGGTATAATCAATATTCAAATTTTTGTGCCACTCAAAACTGGAACAAGTGTCGCAAGAGATTACGCTGATACTATGGCAGAAATCTTTGACTCTAAACTTTTTGATAGTATTGTGTGTGATGTGGCAAGTGTTACAGAAGTTGGAGCTGATGCTAAATGGTATCAGATTAATGTAGATACACCTTATTGGAGAGATTCATGAGTAAAAAAGATGTAAAATTATACCCACCTCAAGGTGGGGGTTATGTAATTCCTCATCCTACACAGGTAGAGAGAATGAAAGCAAATGGGTGGGTTGAGAAACCCTTAACTAAAACAATGTCAAAGGAGAAATCAAATGGCAAATCATAAAGGCTCTGAAGGAGTCGTAAAAGTTTCGAGTGCAACTGTTGCCGAAATTAGGGATTGGAGTCTTTCTGAAACAGCAGAAACAATTGACGATACAACAATGGGTGCTGCTGCTCGGACTAAAAAATCATCTTTAACATCTGCAAGTGGTTCTTTAACTGCATTTTGGGATGAAACCGATACAGCAGGACAAGGAGCAATGACAATAGGAGCTCTTGTTTCTTTAATATTATATCCTGAAGGTGCTGCTGGAACAACTGCAACTATAAGTGCTATAATTACTGAAAAAGGTGTATCTGCTACACTTGACGGTATGGTAGAAACAAGTATCAGTTTTGAAGCAGCAGCAGCAGTAGTGTGGGCAAACCCATAATTCATGAGTATTCTTGATAACGCAAAAGCCCACTTTGATACCTTAGAAACAAAAGTTATTGAAGTGGAAGAATGGGATTCGGTTATATACGCTACTCCCTTCACTATGGGTGAAAAGAAGAAACTTTGGAAACATGCTAAAGAAGATGATATTGAGTTCATGGTACGAACTTTAATATTAAAGGCTTTAAACAAAGAAGGTGAAAAAATGTTCGATTTATCAGATAAGCCAACATTAATGAACCATGTAGACCCTAATGTAATTGTACGAGTTGTAGGCGATATATCAGTAGCTGATACTATTGAAGAAATGTCGGGAAACTAATAGGCGATTCCGAGTTAAAAGGAAAATATGAACTTGCGAATCGCCTAAACAAGACTGTTGCAGAAATTGATGCAATAACAGTTGAGGAGTTTAACGGTTGGATTGCCTATTTCAAATTAAAGGAAGAAGATGGCAATCAATAAAATAGCAACTCTTGGTGTAAAGGTAGACCCTAGAGGTGCAGTCGCAGGTGCAAATAGAGCAAAACGAGCAATTACTGGGATTGGTAAAACTGCTAGTAATGTAAAAAGTCGTGTCTTATCCTTACAAGGTGCTTTGCTAGGTCTTGGTGCTGCAGCAATCCTTAAATCTATTATAACAACAGCTGCATCTGTTGAAAGTTTAAAAGTCCGTTTAAAATTCCTTACAAACTCTACCCAAGAAGCTACACAAGCGTTTAAAGACATGAACGCTTTTGCTAGTAAAGTTCCATTTTCCCTTGAGGAAATAGAAAGAGCAGCCCCACTATTATTAACAGTTGCAGACAATGCTAGTGAGTTAAATAACTTATTAGCTATAACTGGTGATATTGCAGCAGTTTCAGGACTTTCTTTTGAAGCAACAGCAGGTCAATTACAAAGAGCAATGGCAGGTGGTATTGCTGCTGCTGATTTATTTAGAGAGCGAGGTGTTAAAGCGTTCTTAGGGTTTCAAGAGGGTGTTCAATATACTGCCGAAGAAACTAAAAAGCTAATAGAGGATATGTGGCGAGATGGCACAACGACTGCTGTTGGAGCTACTGAAGAATTATCTAAGACCTTTATAGGTCAAGTATCTATGATGCAAGATGCTTGGAGAGAATTAAAACTTGCTATTGCTGATGCAGGTGTATTTGAATTTGCGAAAGAATCTATTAAAGATATTACAAAGTTTTTAAAAGATAAAGACACTATTGAAGGTGCGAAGAAATTAGGTACTAATGTTGCTGTAATTGCAGCAAAAATTAAAGAATCCATAATGGCTTATCACGCATTACCACCTTTTGTTAGGGATTATGGTTTAGTATTTGCTATATTTGGTGGAACGAAAGGGAAAATAGCATTGGGTATTCTAGTTACTCAAGCAGAAACTGTAGGAGCTATATTAAAAGGTCTTGGTGTTCAGAGTTTTTCGGCAGAGGAAATACACACTTCATTGAAGGCAGTTGAAGCACGTATATTAGATATTAAAGCAGCATTAAAAGAAGTTGAGGAAACAGACAAGTCATTCCTTGAAAATGTCAAGAATTTCCTTTTTGCAGGTTCTGGACTGGTACTTGACGATTCAGTGCTTAAGGCATACGAAAAACAAAGAGATGAATTACAGGCAATGTGGGCGAATTTGCCAATTCTTGAACAAGAGGCATTTCTAAGTACACTCTCTGATACTAAAGAAGTAGAAAAGGTTGTAGTAATTTTTGAAGAACTAGATAAGGTTATTTATGAGTATAACAAACAACTAGAAGATGCAGAGCGAAAAACAACAGGATATAAAAATGCTATTCAAATAATGGTAGATGCAAATCGCAAAGCTGAAGATGGAATGCATGGAATGTTAGATGTAGTTAAACAAGCTGAAGATGGAATGCATGGAATGTTAGATGTAGTTGAAAAAACAACTGTTGCAACAAATTTTAATGGCGTTGCAATAGAAGTGATGGGTGAAAAGTTTGATGAGATGGCTCGAATTGCTTTAGAAGCACAATTAAAAATCGAGGAATTTGCAAATGGTCTTGCTGACAGCATAGAAAATTCAATTATGAGAATGACACAAGGATTAATGTCATTTAAAGATGTTGTTAAAAGTATATTCCAATATGTGGCAGCACAGATGGTTAAAATGCACATTGCATCTCCTTTGGCAGATGCTCTGTCTGCTGGAATAAGTGCTGCAATGAGTGGTATGATAACTGGCTCTCCTACTTCTAATAGGGGTCAATTAGGTGGGGGTGGTAAGCATTATGCTAGTGGTGGTAGACCACCTCGAGGACAAGCAAGTATAGTTGGTGAAAGAGGTGCAGAATTATTTGTACCTGATAGTTCAGGAACAATAGTTCCTAATAATCAATTAGGTGGTCAAACAATCAATGTTACCTATGCACCACAGGTAAATGCTTTAGACCCACGAACAGCACAAAGTGTAATAGCTGAAAACGCACCTACTATTGTGGGTGTGGTTAGACAGGCATTTGAACGTAACGGACAGCAGGTGGCAATATGAGTTTTCCAACATCCCCAGTACCAAGTAGCATAACAATAACAAGTATTAATCCAACTTATACGAGTATTACCCATTCTTTAAAAAGACAAGTAAGAACAAGAGGTGGTCAGCGTTGGACAATAGATGCTACCTACCCACCATTAAACAGAACTGATTTTGCACCTATTTGGGCATTTGCTCAAAAACAACAAGGACAGTTTGGTACATTTTCCTTTACACCACCTATTTATTCTAACTCTAGTGGAACTGCTACTGGTACGCTGTTAGTAAATAATGTTGCAGGATATATAGCAGGTAGTTCAACTATTACAGTTGATGGTTTGACAGGTACTTTAAAAGCTGGTGATTTTATAAAATTTAGTGGGCATGATAAAGTTTATTCAGTTGTTGCTGATGGTTCTGCTTCATTAATTATAGAACCTGTATTACAAGTTGCTATCGTAAACAATGAAGCTATAACTTATAACTCTGTTCCATTTAAAGTAGCCTTTACTACCGATACACAAAATATGTCAGTTGGTACTAATGGATTTGTTAATTATAGTGTTAAATTAATTGAGGTTGTTTAATGAACAGAGGTTCTACTACAGCGTTTCAAAACGAGGTTGTCAAATCAGCCAATAGACCAGTTCATCTTGTAGAAATTATCTTTGATGATGAAAATATCTATATGAATGATGGTTATAAAACAATTACCTATGATAGTAAAGACTATGTAGCTCTTGGTCATTTCATGAATTTCTCGAATATACAAGAATCTGTAGAAGTTACAGTTAGTAAAGTAACTATGTCTTTGTCGGGAGTTGACCAATCAATGATTTCACGCTTTTTAAATAAAGAATACATAGACAGACCAGTTAAAATATATACAGCTTTTTTAACAGATGCTCAAGTATTAGTAGTAAACCCTGTGTTAATTTTTGAGGGAAGAATGGATGCACCTGTTATTTCTGACGACCCACTTGCAGGAAAATCAATTATGTCTGTTACAGCAACTAATTCATGGGTAGATTTTACAAGAAGAACAGGTAGACATACAAATCATGAAGAACAACAGATATTCTTTGCAGGTGATAAAGGATTTGAATTTGCTTCAGAAATAGTGAAGGATATTACTTGGGGGAAAAAGACTTGAATCCTGATGTTGAAATTAGATTACACAATTATGTAGAAAGTCAAATTGGTATTCCATTTGAGTTTGGTGTACACGATTGTCCTTTATTTGTTCTAGGTGCTATAGATATAATGCTAGGAACAGAGCATAGAAATGATTTTCTTGGTAAGTGGACTGACCAAAAGTCAGCTTGGAAGTATGCAAAAAAAAATGGGGATATATACCAACACTTACTCAAATGGGGTTTTAAGCGAGTAAATATCCAGTTTATTCAAGTTGGTGATATTATTATAATGGTTCAAGACTTAGCACACGCTAAGAAATGGCGAAGTGTAGCTGTCTGTATGGGTTCAATGGTTGCAATAGTAACTAATGACAATGGTGTTGAATTATTTGGTATTAGACAAGTGCCAAATGTTACTGGAGTGGTAAGGTGGCAGTAAGTATAATTGCAATTGCTTCTTCTGCTCTAGCAACAAGTGTATCGGCATCACTATTAGCAGGTGGATTATATACAGCTACAACTGCTTATATAGCTGGTGCAATTATTGGTAGTGTTGTTGCAGGTGCATTAACTGGACTTGTTACAAAAGGACAAGAAGCTGACCCGATAGCAGAACAACAAGCCAGTGCATTGATTAATAAGGCTTCTAATAACGCACCCTTACCAGTAGTATATGGTTTGAGAAAAGTTGGTGGTACTAGAGTATTTATGGAAGTTAGTGGCACAGACAATGAATATCTACACGTTATTATAACTATGTCAGAGGGCGAAATACACTCATTTGAGAATGTTTATATTAATGACGTAATATCAACAGACTCAAGATTTAGTGGTGTCTTAAACGTCTACACACATACAGGTGCAGACAATCAAACTGCTGATTCTAATCTTATAGCTAATTTAGCAGATTTTGGAGCAAACTGGACTTCTGACCATAGACTAAGAGGTACATCTTATGTTTATGTAAAAATGAAATTTAGCCAAGATGCTTATCCAAGAGGTTTACCTACAATTACTGCTGACTTAAAAGGTACAAAAGTCTATGACCCTAGAGATAGTTCTACAGCTTGGAGTGATAACCCTGCTTTATGTATTAGGGATTATTTAACAAACACAAGATATGGTAGAGGTATTGCAACTTCTTTAATAGATGATACTTCATTTAATGTAGCAGCTAATTACTGTGATACAACAGTCAATATTGGTGGAGCAACAGTAAAAAGGTATACAACAAATGGCATAGTCAACACTCAACAAGGCTCAATGACTATATTAAAACAACTTCTTACAGCTTGTAAGGGTTTTTTAGTATTTAGTGGGGGTAAATATAAAATAATAATTGACAAAGTTGAAAGTGCTGTATTTACATTTGATGAAGATAATATTATTGGTGCATGGACAATATCTTTAGGAAGTAAGGCTAACCAATTTAATAGGATGAGAGCAGATTTCATTAACTCAAGTAAAGATTGGCAACCCGACATTGCTGTAATTGAATCAGCAGATTTACGAACACTAGATAATGGTATTTTATTAGAAAAAACAATTAGTCTGCCATTTACAACTGATATTGATAGAGCAAAAATGATAACAACTATTAATCTAAATCAATCAAGACAAAAAATAAGTTGTTCATTTACAGCAACAATAGAGGGATTAAAAGCAGAGGTTGGGGATGTTGTTTATATAAAACACTCAACTGTTGGTTGGCAGTATCTTAATGCTAGTGCAGGTAAGAAATTTAGAATAATAAAACTCTCATTAGAAAGTAATGATGAAGTCAAAGTTGAAGCTATAGAGTATTCAGATGGTTCTTATGATTTTGGTACAATTCACGTAAGTGATACAGCACCTAATACTAATTTACCTGATGTAACAACAACTAAAATTCCAGTAAACTTATTAGTTTCTGAAGAATTGTATATAACGAACACAGGACAGGGTGTTCAAGTAAGAGCAAATGTATCATGGACTGCACCAACAGATGCCTTTGCACAATATTATGAAGTTGAATATGCAGTAGGAGCAGGTGCATTTGAATTTGTTACTCAAACAAGGGGTACATCAGCACCAGTAAATAATCTTAAAGCAGGTACTTTCTCATTTAGGGTTAGAACTGTAAATACAATTGGAGTTCGTTCAGACTTTACAACTATTACAACGGTCTTAGCAGGTTTAACAACACCACCTGCACAAATAACTAACTTTTCTGTAAGAGCAATTGATGGTTCTGCACACATAGAATGGGATAGGTCAGCAGATGTTGATGTAATTCATGGTGGATTTTTAAGAATAAGACACTCTAATTTGATTGTTGGTGCAGTATGGGAAGGTGGTTCAGATATGGGTAAAGCATTAGCAGGTACATCAACTAACGCTGTGTTGCCTTTGTTGGCTGGTACTTATATGATTAAAGCTGTAGATTCAGCAGGCAACTTTGCTACAAACGCTACTACAAGCGTAACAACAGTTCCTAATATCTTGGACTTTAATAGTGTTTCGACTACTACTGATTCACCAAACTTTACAGGTACAAAGGTAAATATGATAGTGGTAGGTAGTGTATTACGACTAGATAATACAGGTGGAGTGGTTGATTTGTCAGGTTCCTATGCGTTTTCAACAGGTACAGATTTAGGTGCATCTTATACATCTAGGGTTTCATCTAATATGATTTATTCAGGTGTTCTAGCATCTGCCTTAATAGACAGCAGATTGAACTTAGTTGATACATGGTTAAATTGGGATAGTGAAAACATTTCTGATAAGATTACAGCAGTTCTTCAAGTAAGAACCACTACAGATAATCCTAGTGGTAGTCCAACTTGGACAGCTTGGCAACCTTTAGTAATTGGTGATTTTCTAGCAAGAGCGTATGAGTTTAGAGTTATTGTAACTTCAACTGACTCAACAAGAAATATAGATATTTCAACATTAGCAGTACAAATTGATATTCCTGATAGAAATGAAAGAGCAATTGATGTTACTGTTACAACTTCGGGATTAAATGTAACTTACACAAATGCTTTTAAAGACATACCATTTTTGGGAATTACTGGTAGAAATATGCAAACTGATGAATATTGGACTCTTACTAATGAAACAAGGACAGGTTTTAGCATTATAATATACAACACAAGTGGTGCAGTTGAAAGAAAAATCAATTGGATTGCTACAGGATATGGGAGGGAAGTATGAGTCAACATGATTACGTAATTGATAACGGTACAGGTTCTTATGTTAGGTCAGATATTAATGGTGCATTGTTAGCTATAGCAACTGCAAATAGTGGTGATGATGCACCAAGTACAACCTACGCTTATCAGTTATGGGCAGACACTGACAGTGGTAATTTAAAGATTAGAAATGGTGGTAACTCTGCTTGGATTGTAGTTGGTGCTTTGGCAAGTGCAAATTTGGGCTTGATGTTGGCATCAAGATTTCCCAATGTAAATGCCAATATAACATCTAGTGATGAAGAATTAAACATATTGGATGGTGTTACATCTACAGCAGCAGAATTGAATTTATTAGATGGTAGGACTTCGGCAGACTTCGTAACAATGACAAGTATTTACCCTGTTGGTTCTGTGTTTACTTCAGTTGTGGCTACAAATCCTGCCACATTGTTAGCAGGAATGAGTGGAACAACGTGGGTAGCATTTGGAAGTGGTAGAACTTTAGTAGGATTAGATTCGGGTGACCCAGACTTTAACGCAGTAGAGGAAACAGGTGGTGCTAAAACAGATAATACGACAAGTGGAAGTCATACTCTAACAACCGCCCAAATGCCATCTCATAATCACACGACTGGTAGTTACACAGGTCTTTTGAAGGTCGATTCTAACTGTACAATAGCTAATACTGATTCCACAGGTGGTGAACCAAATCTTTGTAGTGTTGAAAATATGGTTCCTCAAGGCGGTAATGCAGGTCATACTCATACTAATTCACACTCAATAGTACAACCTTATTTTGTAGTTTATTTTTGGAAAAGGACAGCATAATGGCATATTACAAACCAATAAATTTAGTCGAAGGAGATGACTTACCAGCTCTTGAAATAATATTACGAGATAGCAATAAAGCTGCTGCTGGAACAACGTTAGATGTAAGCGACCCTACAACATGGAGTCCGATAGATACAACTAATATGACGAGTGTTGTATTGAAATTTAGAAAAATTGGCACAACAACTCCAGTATCTTCCATTATTTTTACTCGTATACAGCCTTATGCTGATGGAAAAGTAATTATGGATTGGGGTTCAACTACTTTAGATG